CTTAAACATCATTGCAAGCTGATCAGTTGCTCTCTGCCTTCCCTGAATAACAGCGTAAAGCTCTTGACGCATTTGTACACCAGCATTAGCCATACCTTCAGTTAATGCTTTAATTGCTGTACCAATCGTTGAAATCTTTCTTACTTCATCTTCAGATTTTGGAACCATGCCAGCTTGAGCAAATGTTTTGGTAAGCATGGTCATATCTTCAAGTGTAAGTATTGTTCTTGCCGCTTGTACCTCTAATTGTTGCATTAACTGTCTTGAATATTTATATGCGCTGGCATAGTTCGTCTTCATATCACCAAGCATTGCAAATGCTGTTGATGCTGCAATTGACATTGCATCTTTTCTAAATGATTGAATATCATTCAACACTGACAAAAAGACACGCTTTACTGTCATAACTGCTCTATTTACAAGATAGACAATAGCAGCTATTTGCCATCTAAAATTGCGTACAGCTTCCCAAGCATTCTTACCAACATTTTTTGCTGATTTTCTGTGTACTGCCTCAATCTTATTTGCAGCATTCTTTGACATTCTTTCCAAATCTTGTGACATTGATCTAAAATGTCGTTGCTGCTCTTTCATTGCAGCTATTTGTGATCCTGCATTAGGAGCAAGACCCATCTTATTCAATTGAATAAGCTTTTTCATTTCTTCTTCTACAAGAAGAATCTGATCCTTATACTCTTTTATTTTTGTTTTTATAACCTCAACATTATTCTCAAAGCTTTTTACCGTATCCTTATTTAAAAATCTCTTTTTAGATAATCTATTAAAATCATGTTCGATCTTTGTAAATTCACTATGTATATTGTTGAAAAATTCCTTCGGTGTTTGTTTTACACCATCGAATGTTGCTTTTATATTCTTAACAGTATTGTCAGCAACTGCTTTTAAATTACTTACAGCGGCAGAGTTGTCTGGAATTGTTATTCTACTAATCTCTGATTTAACTCTTCTGTTTTGGGTAATCAGTTGATCGAGGTATTCATTTAATATGTTTATCTGTTTTTCATTTGTTTCTTTTGAAATCTGTATCCTTGTTTTTGCGGCATCTCTTGCAATTGCTAAAGATTCAGATTCAAGTTCTTTTCTCTTTTTCAAAAGTTGTTTATTTAATGTTTCTGAACTATTGATTCTGGTTTGCTGCTCCTGCATATCGATGATTGATGCATTGTTCCCCATTAATTCTATTTTTGAAGCAGATTTAACTTGTTCTTTTAATGCTTTTATTTCTTTACTTACTTTCCCAATCTTTTCCAGCCAAGTATCCATTGATAATGCTTTATCAGACACTTTTCTTAAATCTTTAAACTCATTTTCAAATTTCTTTATAGTTGAAAGCATATCATTAAGTTGTTTTTGTTCTTCTTCAGTATTAACAAATCCAGTTTTACTTAACGCTAGTGCTTCAGCCCTTATGCTTTTTAATTCATTTTCTGTTTCTTTAAGTGTATCCCTTAATACTATTCCGGCTTTAGCATTATCCGCTAAACCTTTGTTAATACCTCTACCAGCCATAGAAGCTGATTTTTCATAGTTGGCTACTATTGCATCAAATTGTTCTTTTAATGCACTACCATCAATTTTTAACTGGATATCTCTTTTATTTGTGTTTGCTCCTTTATCAACCGCTGTTGTTATTTTATCTACTTCATTTTTAAAGTTTGCTACCTGCTGTTCACTCCATTGATAATGTTTATTTATTCTTTCAAGGTTTTTAACCGTACTGACATAACGCTTTCTATTTGATTCTTTTACTACTTCATCAGTGGCATCTAAATATGCTTTTTTAGCATCAAGCATTTCTTTTTCAGCAGCTATTACTTTATTTTTTTGTTCATTTATTGTTCTTTGTAATTCTTTTAACTTTGTCTTTGCATCAGAAACACCGCTACTACCTTTTACAACTGTTTCCGTAGTGCCAACAACTTCAATGGCTGATCTGCTTGCTTTGAGTTCATGAATAACGCCTTTAGCAGTTGCTTTTACGGATGCTAAAGTGTTTTGGGAAGCTTTTAACAGAACATCACTTGTTCCTTTAGCAATCTTACTAAATCCAATGTTTGTTTCTTTATCAAGATCATCAATTGCTTGTTTTGCTTTATTTAAATATTCCTCCATATCGAGGGCTTTAACCTCGTCGGAGTTGTCACCATTCATAACATCTTTTATTTTTCTATCCAGTTGCTCTAGGCGATCCAAGGTGTCAATGTGAGCCTTAGAAAGCCTAGAGCTTTCATTCTGAATAGATTTCATTGCTGCTCGCGTACCTTCAACAGACTTGCTTATGGTGCTCTGCGAAGAGGAAAGCATTGAAGACAGGTTACTTGTAACCTGAGAATACATAGCATTAACATTTGATTCAATGGTTCTAGAAATACGTCCAACATTCTTTTCAAATGAAGTATATGATGCTACGTTTTTATTCAATACCTCATCAAAGTTTGTTTTTAATTCTAAAACAATTTCTTCAACTGTTTGTTCTTTTCCCTCTTCAGACATAATATGTCACCTCTTAAATCTACTTAATTGGGCTTGCCAATTTTTGGTGGGCTTATCTGTTGATGTGGTACTATTTGATCTTAAGGAGGCTAATTCTTTCTGCAAACTTTCAACACGTTCTTTTGGATTAGAAAAAGCAGCGGAAATATCAATTATATTAGAGATTCTATCCTCAATGATATTTATTTCCGCTGCTCTCCTTAAAACTATATATTCTCTATAGGGCATAGACAGGATTTCATTTAGTTTAATACCACCATTACTCTCCCTTATTATCTTAAAGAACTCTATACCCTGATTTATTAGTTTCCCTCAGATTCTTTGTCAATATCTGATGCAGTTGAGAATTGAGTGTTAATTAACTGAACAACTTTATGCAGAACTTTGATGGGCCAGTGTTTCTTGATGTAGGGAATCTCAATCGGATTTCCTGTTTCTTTCACAATAACGATTGATGCAATGTACTTTGCCAAACCATCAAAGGATTTGTCATTGATTGAATCATCATCTTCTTTTTCTTCACCATCCTTTTTACCAAAGGATTCTTTACCAGTGCTCATCAATTTCATTGCTTGTTCCGTTGAAATGCAGGGAATGACAAACACATCATCTTTAATTTTAAATTCTTGGTCATCCATCAAATCAGAAAAGTCAACAATCTCGGTAGCCATTTGTGTTTCTCCTTTTTAGCCTTTTTGTTTGCCATTGATAAATAGGGGATTCCCCACTATTGAGAAATCCCCTAAAAGTTACCAGTTAATCAATTATTCAATAGATGCGTCATAACCACCAATACGGAATAGCTGATCACCTTCTGCACGAGAGTCATCAATCAGACCTTTGAAGGTAGTTGCATATACTCGTTGGGACTCATTGTTGAAAGCAATCTCAATTGCAGAACCAATGTTTGGTGCAGCTTTATAGATGGTAATAATATCAGAACCATCCGTGGGCTCAACAATCAGAGGATAGGCCGTAATTGATCCACCAATGGGTTTACCAAATTCAAGGTGTTCCGTAATCAGCGGAGGCCCCTCATCCTCAGATACAAGACTTGCGGATGCAAACAACACTTGCAGGTTTGCGAAAGTTGATTCAGTAAGGTTTGCGGTAACATCAATCGAGACACCAGCATCCTGAGTACGAACAGGTGTTTCACCATACTGATCCGATTTAAGCTCAAAAACATTCTGCGTAATTGAAACGCTAACACCGCCATAAGTGTGACCCAAGTGTACACCGTTATAATAGATGAACGCAGGGCCAATGGAGATGTTTGCAGAGTCAAACGCCTTTGCGTATCCAACTGCCATGATATTTCTCCTTTTTAAAAATTAGTTTGTTATTTGTTTTGTTTATGTGTTACCCCTGAAACTGTAGAGAAGCTTTAACTTTAGAAGTATATCCTTTCTACAGTGAAATTATTTGCTGAATATATTTGATAACCTAAAAGAAACATCCAGAATATAAATTGGTTGTGATGGACTTCCTTCAGGAGATTTTTCAGTTGAGCCATTAAGCATAGAAGTTTTTGCTATCCAATTATCCGATTCTACAGCCGATTTGTCAAACAAAACAATCAACCTCTCTGCAATATTTTCCATTACCATTTTATCAATTGAATTTATTCTAAAATAAAGAAAAGCATTACCCGTTTGATTTGGATAAGACCATTGATGGCTTCTTCGGGTTATTACCATTCCGTAAATCAAAAGGGCAGGGGTTATATCATTATATAAAATATCATCTGATGGGTAAGTTGTTGCCACCCTTGTCTCTTCTTCAGTAATATTTAGAAGGGAAATTAACTCTGAATCATTTATGACCGTTTCATATATCTTGTCTTTTAATTGATACATAGTTTAATCCTCTTCAAAATAGACACTGAAAACAACCGCTTTGTAAACACTTCTTCTTCTGGTTGATCTTCTTAATGCTCCCCGCATTTTTCGTTTTAGTTGGCTCTTTACTTTTGGTCTTACTTCTTTATCCATCCATTCTTTAAACCAAGGTCTGGCAGCAACATCTTTACCGTCTTTATTTGTAAACCCTTCATCTAACCATCTTGAATAATCCGTTACAGAAGTCTTTTCTCCACTACCATCCGCAGAAACAAATATCTTACCACCAATGAAGTATAATGATTCATATTCCGTTCCAGTTGAGTCTAATACACCGTAACGTAATGTGCCGTCACTATCTACTTCATAGCTTATTGATTCCAACAATGTTCCTGAGGGTACTCCTGCTTCACCAATGGAAGAATTAGGTGGCATACCATCCCTTGATGATCTATATTCACCAATTACTTCATATGAGTTTTTACCATCACGACCACCACCTTCAGTTACTTCAACAATGGTGTACTTTCCACTTGTTCCTGTGGTTGATAATATTCTGTGTTGAAGCTTTGCTACAATGTATTGTCCAGCCCAATCAATAAAATGCATTCCTTCGTCTTCAACATTATCAAGGATTGGTTCTAGTATATCTTCCGTTATTCTTTTGAATAGTTTCTTTTTATAAACTGATTTCCTTAATTTGAGTTTTTCTGCATAAACATCATTCACAAAACTCATAAACATTACCCCTCATGCAGTTCAAGAGATACTTCTATATGATGAAATGTGGTCATACCAAACACTTTTGGAACATCTTTTACATAAAGAACTGTGTCATACCATGTTACACGATCACCACGCTTTATGTCTTGTGACTTTAAAAAGAAACCAATATATTTATTAGATAGTTCCTGTCCTGATTGTCCTTGAGATAGATCTGAGGAATTAATTGATTGGGCATTTATGCGACATTTTGCATCCTCTTTCACCAATTCCCATGATTTATTTTTATTGCCCCGAGCATCCTTTGTAAAAGTGCCTCGTTCAATCTTACATTTCTGATTCAATAGATTTTGAAAAGACATTATGCAAACACCTTTCTCTTATATCTACTCAACCTATTAAACAGCATTGGACTGAATCCCTGTAACTGATTCAATAAAATAGGATTAAACTTCTGATAAGAGTAGTTACCAATCTTTTCCGAAGCAAATACGGGTGAGGTTCCAGAACCCTTTATGATAGTAATCAGTTCATAACACAAATGCTGTAATTCAAACATTTCCATTGATGTGTTTTTAAAACCGCCATTCCATTTAAGTTTTACATTCTGATTGTATCCACCATCAAAGCCATAGGAATAAACCAATTTACCCGCTGATCTATACATAAAATAACCGTTAAGGTCATTATGGTCAACGGCTAATGGTATGATATCGTCACTAATCCACAATTCAGTTATAGAATTAATTGGTGATAGTGGTAGATAGAATATATCACTATAAACACCATCAAAGATTGCTCTATCAGGATCATAGGAATCATCAGCAGGATCATAACTAAAATCCCTAGCCTTCAATAGCCTTTTACAAAAACTTTCCATTGCTACAGAGGCAAAATTTATAAGTGCTTCCGTAGCATGTTCTCCTTCCTCAATTGATTCTCCTGAAAACTCATTGTACATATGTATATCAATTAAAGCACTTGCTTCTAATGCCATGACAATGCTCCTATGTGCTAAATATCAAATATAGGGTCATTCTTACCGGGATAAGGCTCTAACAGTGGGATATCAATATTATCATCTGAATCATTCATATCCACATCTTCATCATCAGTTACCCCAATATCTTCACAAACACTTTCAAGCTCTTTTGCTTTTCCGCTTTTAACTAAAGAATTAGATACAGAATCCTCAAGTGTTTGGAATACTCCACCCATTCGACGAATTAAATCACCATCAAGTAATTTTACTCTTTTCATTTTCAGCACCCTTTATATTTGATTTAAAAAAGGGGATACAGAATCTATCCGTATCCCCTTCTGTTTACTTACTTACAGACGCTGTTTTATCAATTACACAGCAGCAACCTTACCACTACGACCATCACCATAAACACCAACCAGAGCGGTGCCAGATTGAGTTACAGGCAGCCGCTGATTTTCAAAGGTCAGAGCGGTAACGCCAAAGGTGATATCAGCAGTACCTACATCGTGATTGATACGGACATAACGATTGGGATCATCAACTACAACCAGATACAGACCAGTCGCAGTGATTTGCGGAATGGTAATAAAGTCAGCATCCCAAGTGGTTTTATCAGGAGAGTCCTGAACAATCAAATCAAGAGTTCCACCCTCACCAACAGCAGTTACCGAGATAAGAAGCAGCATACGATTGGGCAATTGTTTATTTGCCCACAAATCCACACCATTATCATCCGGTGCATTTGCAGCAGCGTCACCAAACGACTCAGCAGCAGAGGGAATGAATTCTTCCACTCTATGGGTATTAAGAATATCGTACATTTTATTTCTCCTTTAAATGATGTTTAAATCAATGTTTTTAATTATTACGCATTGAGAATAACAAACGCTTGGGGAATTGCTGCTTGTCCATCAACGCGACCAGCACAGCGCAGAGAAGTACGATTCTTACGGAATTGGAAGTGGCGTGAGGAATCCATCGAGAACTCTTCACGGAATCCAATGTAGTATTGCGACCAATCACCGTAAATCAAATCACCAGCACTACCAAGTGCAGGCTGCTTTCCATCAGCGAGGAATGCAGGCTTTCCAAGAATGGTCATGTTATAACCTTTGGAAAGGTCACTGTAATTCTCTTGCAATACCAATTCATCAGAAGATCCAGAAACCTTTTGACCACGCAGATTTGCTCGCGCCTTCTTGGTAATGAACCAAACGGCATTGGGATCAAATACCGCAGGAAGTTTTGCTTCCATTGCCAATACATCGTCAAATTTGATGTTGTTGGTAACAGCACGATTCACAGAAAGTACGCTAGGATCATTGATAACACCAAGGGGACGCTTACCACCAGTACCAACAAGGAAATCCTTATCAGTATAGTAATACCATGCGGCGCGGAACATGCGGGTAAGGTAGTTCAGCAGATTAACAATAGAATCATCAAGCAGGGTATTGGTGATTTCCGTGTACCCGGCCAGTTCATGCACGATCATATCAATCATACCGAATTCAGGTTGGGAAGCATTCGGCTCACCAGATTCCTCAGTCCATTCAAAGGACACACCAGCAAAATGATCAAAACCAACATCATCAACGTCAGGGTTTTGTGCCAGTTTGGGGAACGACATTTTTTCACCAGACATCGGCCAAACAG